GAGTTCGTCGGGGCATACACCGTCATTGCGACGCCAAGCGTCCGCTCGACCACGACCTGTTGCCCGGCAGCAGTCGCAGCAGGCAAGTAGACATTCTGCGTCAGAGTCACTGTTCCCGAGCCGACCACGACCACTCTGGTGGCGGTGTTGTACGTAGCGTTCGCGGTCTGTGCAGTCACGTAGAGCGTTGTCGCCCCAATCTCGGCTCGCGCCGTCAGGGTGAACGCCTGGTAGGTGGACGTGCTAGCGAAGACGTAGACCGTTGCCCCGCTTGGCAGAGCGAACTTCAGCGGCGACACGGTCAGCGTTGACCCGCTCGATACGCCGCTCGTTAGGCCGACCGCCAACTGACATGCAGTTCCGGTTTGATCTGCGTGAGTCCACGGGCTCTGGAGCGTGATGCTGTTCGGGAAGATCCCAGTCCCAACTGATGCGCCGAACGATGCCACCGGAGATCCAGTGATGGGGATGCTCGTCGACCCGACGGACGCCCCACTTGTCGCGAGAATCTGATTCGTAGCCCCGAGTACAAGTTGGACCGACCCGGCGTTGATTGCATACGGCAGAGCAGATGTCGAGAGAGATGTGATCGTCGACCCGTTGGTGATCGCAGAGGTCAAGATGTTGGTCAGCGGGACGTAGTTCCACACCGGACCGCCGTAGAGTGAGTTCGCACTGCTGCTCTGAGACACGACCCACCACGCCGTCGACGTCTGCTGGAGCATCATCACCGAAGAGTTCGGCGACAACAGAAACCCGTACGAGGTCACCAAGTCATTCGGCCCAAGCGTCACGGTCGGGCCGGAGTAGGTGCTCGGAATGACAAACGTGCTCGCCGAGTAGGACGTGTAAGGCATGGCATACCCGGCGCCATTGTGGACGACGTAGATCGAACCACCAGAGGCAGGGAACGGGAAGGTCGCAGCCCCGACGGTGACACTCCCACCCGTACCGCTCGTGATGGTTGGAGTTCCGGAGACGGAGGCGGAGCCAACACCACCAGCGACCGTCGTCGTCCCGTCGAGTTTCGTGATGACGCCGACACCGGCAGTCCCAGCCGTGTTGCCACTTACGATGTTGATTGGCTGCGATGAGTCGTTGGTGACTATGTTGATGGCGCCAGCCGAGTAACAAGGGAACGTCACTGTCTGCCCGAACGCCGAGCCGGTGAACACAACCCTAGTGTTGGTCGATCCCTGGAACACCGACGCCGATGTAGTAATCAAGGTGAACGCAGTCGCGAGGTTGTTCAAGAAGGTGTAGGTGGCCGGGGAGAAGTTGGCAAACATCTGGTAGTTCGATCCGTCGGACCAGACCAGAGCGGACTGGCCAGGCTGGACCGTGTACCCCGTACTGCCGTTGTTGAGCAACTTCGACCCTGGAGCCAACTGCACGTTGCCGGTCGTGTTCAAGTTGGTGACGATGACCCACCACGGAGTCGACGGGACCGTCGTCGGCAGGTTGTAGGTCGACGTGCCCGAGCCGGTCCACTGGACGATCGTCCCACCGTCAGCCGCAGTCCCGTTCCACGTCGTGCCACCAGTGGCAGCCTGCACACTCAGACCGAGAGCGCTCACGTTCGACGCCCAGTCGGTGACCGAGGTGTGCGGGATGGCGATGGGCGTTGAAGATGCTGCGGTGGTGCGCCCGTAGGCGTCGATTGCCAAGGTCGGCGAAGTCGACGCCGAGAGCCCGTAGGTATTCGCAGACACTCCACTCGTCGCAAGGCCGAGCGTCGGGTTGCTCGATAGCGCACCGCCACCCGTCAGTTGTCCAGCGGTCGTGTTGACGGAGCCGGAGGACAACTGCGAAGCGGGGATAACGATAGGGGTAGAGGACGCCGCCGTGATGCGCCCGTAGGAGTCGATCGTCAACGTCGGCGAGGTCGAGGCTGACAGCCCGTAGGTGTTCGCCGACACGCCGGTCGTGGTCAGTCCGACAGAGGCGTTCCCGTACCCGTAGGCAATCGTCGTCTGGCCAGGTGAGCCGACCATGCCGGGAACGAGGCTCGTCCAAGCAACGGGGCTTAGGGAGTTCAAGACGCCAGTCCAGACGCAGTTCGGAGGGAGCCAAACGGGGCTGTCCTGCCCGCCACCGTCGATGTTGCCGCCCGGAGTCGGGTACATCACCAACCAGTTCGCTGAAGTGTTCTCGACGAGGATCTGCGTGCCGAGGATGGTGGGCTTTGGCAGGATCACGCCAGTCCCAGAGCCGTAGTTCGCACTCGCCGTCGCGCCCGTTACGAGGTTGTAGCCGAGTGCAAGCGGAGCAGCGTTGTTGAGCGTCGACCCAGTCGCCGTGATGCTTGCCTCAGGGAAGAAGGCGTAGGCGAGGTTGTTCGCCTCGACCGCGTACCACGTTCCCGTCGTCGCACTCGTGGCAACGTAAGACAAGATGACGCTTTCGCCTTGGCTCAAGTTGTAGTTGCCAGTCTTGCCGAAGTAGTTGAGCGACTGGCCAGTGTTCGGGGCAATCGTGACCGTTCCCGACCCGGCGAGCGTAGTGCTGTAGTTCACCAGAATGTTGGTGTAGCCCGACACTGCCGCAGTAGGGAGCGTGAGAGTCTGAGCAGCCGTGGTGCCGTTCCAGACCGTCTGCTCGTTCGGGCCAACGCTCGCAGAGGTTGACCGAACCACCGCCGTCTTCCCAGCAGTGAACCACTGGCCAGGGGAACCGGCGACGTTGCAGAACCAGATCTTGCCGGTCTGGTCGATGATGAAGTCTCCAGCATTGAACGTCCCGCTCGTCGGAGCGCCGGAGGTCGTCCCGCCGACGAACCGCGCCCCTGCAGATGCCGAGCCAATGCCGGTCGCAGAGAAGTCCTGAGCGACGATCTCGCCAGAGAACGACGCGCTCGTCCCCGCCAGCGGACCCGTGAGCGTCCCGCCAGAGAGCGGCAGAAGTTGCATTGAAGCAGCAGCGGCGCTGCCAGCCGGGTCCGCCCCCACGCTGGCAGCGTTGAGGACAACGACGCCAGTCGCTCCATTGACCGAAGTCACGCCCGAGGTGATCGTGCCGGGGACCCACGCTGTGCCGTTCCACTGCAGCACTTGCCCCACGCTCGCGACCGCGAGCGGACCGAGCGGGGTCCCGTCGAGACCGACAACGATCGGAGATGCTGCGGTGCCACCGAGATCCGTTCCGAGAGCGACGACGCCGAGTTGCCCGACCGATGCGGAGTAGACGCCGATAGATGCCGCGGAACCAACTCCGACGGAGTAGACCGGGTCGATGGTGCCGAGCGAGAACGAAACCGCCCCGCCGACCGTGACTCCAAGCGCGACGCTGGCAGCCCCCACCGGAGCGGTGAGGGCGACGGTCTGATCTTGAAGCGACACTGCGAGTCCAACGGACGCAGCGCCGACGGTCACGTTCACAGGTTCAGTCACGAGGGGTACGCCTCCGGGGTCATCACGATCTGGCCAGATGCGAGGGTGTAGGGACCAACGCCGTTGATGTAGACAGAGAACGCCATGCGGGCTTGCTGGTGCTGGCCGAGCACGGAGGTCTGTGCAGCGCTCCACGTCACGGTCACGTTCCCCGACGAGGGAGAGGTCACCGTTGGCGTGGCCGCAGTGAGGACGTTGCCGTACTGGTCGTAGACGTTCATCGCGTAGTTCGTGATCGACGACCAGGGGATCGGGTTGCCAGACGAGTCAGTCGCCGTCAAGGCGAACGTCAAGATGGCCGGGTTCCCTGCGACAGCGTTCAGCGTCAGGGGAGCGGGGAGTTGAGTGATCGTCGCCATCTAATCTCCTGTGTTCCAGAGGTGGGCGCGTGACATGAAGACGCCAAAGTCATGGGGCATGGCGGCTTCGCCAATGCGGTAAGTCTCATCCATCGGGGCTTTGCCTGCGCCAACATGGAGATGTTCAATCACTGCGGAATGGGCGAGAGCCCACTTCCCACGAGCACGAGCCGTCGCACGGAACTCATCGTCGCAGTAGGCGTGCCGGTAGCCTTCATGGAGCACGACACCTGAATCGTCCATGCAACCACCGAACGTCTCGATGTAGTTGCGGCTCACGAGGAAGTGGACACCGGCCGGGTTGTACTGATCATTCAACGCCACGACACCGTCAAGCGTTTCCATGACCTTCATGGCCTCTTCGAGCCACTGCGGACGGAACGCTAAGTCGTCGGCTGCAAGGAGGAGGTAGGGATCGGTCGTCTCTGCGTAGAGCCGGTTGATCCGCCTCGGGTAAGATCCCTCGTCCCCGCCCTCATCGGTAATGAATGACGCACCGAGTCTGGTCAGTTCGTCAATGCTCGGCTGATCGCTTGCAGCGAACACGACACGGTGCGGCAAGGTGGTCGAGTCTGCAATGGATTGCAACAAAGGCTCGATGCGATGCGGACGATTGAGGATCGGCACAAGGATGGCGACACTCGACACTTGACCCGCCCTTCTCTTTGGGGTCGTGCGGTTAGTGAAAGTGGATGCGATTGAAGAGGGTCGCCAGCGCTGCAGCAATCGCGGCTGCAGCGCCCGTTAGGGCAATGTGGCGATTAGAATCCGTCCTGCTCTTCTCCTCAATCGCAGCGTCAGCGGCGGCACTGGCCTTTTGAGATTCCTTCAAATTGCCAATGTCAATGTTGTGCTTGTCGAGCCGAGAGGAGACTTCGGACATCTGCTGCGCTTGGGCTGCCTGATGAGTTTCTACAACGGAGAGACGGTGCTCATTCGCCTGGGCAAACGTCTCGAAGCGCTCAGAAAGCGCACCAATTTGTTCGGTGGTTTCTTTGCGGCTTCGGTCTACGAGTTCGTAGACATCCCTAATCGACGCGTGCTCACTACCTTGGTCTTCCGCCATCTCATGCCTCCAACAGAGCAACCCAAGTGGTGTTGGTCACTAATCCATTAGGGGCAATCTTGTGGGCAGTCTGAAACGCCTTCACGGCTGCTTCGGTCTTGGCACCAAAAACCCCATCGATGCCGTTCTTGTGCGGACCGGTCGTTCCAAGGTCGTAGTTGAACTTCGCCAGCAAGAGCGACTGCACGGCCCTCGTCACGCCAGGTTCCGCCGCCTCAGTCGCACCGACAATGTGAACGGTAATCGGAGTCGTGGGGGCAGGCAGTGGCTTCGGCTTCGGCTTCGGCGCAGGTGGAGCGGTATCCCATAATGACACGGTGTCCTCAATCCATGAAAGGTCGTAGGTGCCTTCGTACCCGTACTGCGTCGCAACGCAACGAGCATCAATCGACTTAGCGCCCGGCTCAGCAGAGAAGTAGCCGTCACACTTGGGGTTATTGAACAGCGTTGAGGTCGAGCCGTAGGGGAGAACCCTGTATCCGGCTGCATGCAAAATCGAAGCGTAGGAGTTCACGTAGGCGGGGGCGACGGCCGTCTCAAGGTCGAGGACCGTAGCCACCCCAGCGGGAACCTTGTGGGCATGCAACCATGCGACCATTGCGTTTGCATCCAACACGGAATTGGCTTGCACCGGGTTCGAGCGCACCCAACAGGGGAGACGGAAGCGAGCCTTCTGTGCAGCAATCTCCGCAGCAGTCCAAATATGAGTAGCGTTGCCGCCCGAGTAGATGAGCACGACATCGGTAGCAGGCGGGTTCGCCAGCGGATACGCAGCGTCGTAGCAAGTAAGAATCGCCATCAAGTCTCCTAAGGTGGAAAAGCAGCCACCCGAAGCGGCTGCCTCAAGTTTAGAGAAGGCATTGTGGACATAGGTTGACCACTCGGTTCATTTCTCGTACGCTGGACCCATGACCACTACTTCCAAGATCAACGAGCGGGAATCCACCATCGACGCAGCAATCGTCAAGGCTTACGTGGCTTTTGACGATGCCGTGCATGCCGCGAAGCGGGCAAGCGACAAGATCCGCTACGCCGTCAACCCCGTTGCCGATTACAGCGGCTACGGCGAGACGAGGTACTTCTTCAAGAACGAAAACGGCACCGAGACCAACTACTCCATCGACGAGGTGCGGAGCCGGGTCGACAGTGGCTTCTTCTCCACCTACCGACTCATCGATGTAGCCAATGCGCTTGCCGCTTACGACACCGCCAAGGCTACGGTAGCGGCCAAGTTTGACGCCTACCAAGACGCCGACGCCCGCTACGAGGGGTGGAGCCGGTTCTACCTCGTCCCCGGTGGACACATCCACTCGTCCACCGACTGCTCGTCCTGCAATAAGGGTCAGAGCCCGACCACGTTCATGTGGCTCACCGACCTGAGCGGGCTCACCGAGGCCGACGCGGTCGCCGCCCACGGGGCATGGCTCTGCACGGTTTGCTTCCCCTCCGCTCCGGTCGAGTACACCAACGGCGAGGAGTTGGCGAAGGCAGCCAAGAAGGCGGCGCAATGCCAGTTCTCGGGGACCTACTCGGCCAGCCACCCCTACGGTGGATCTACTCGGTGCGAGTGTGGACGCTGGGTTGCGGTAACCAGTCGGGGCAAGATCCGAGCACACAAGCCAGAGGGGGCATGAGCGAAGCAGCCAAGCAAGCGCTTTACCAGATCGCAGACCGTCTCTGTCGAGCACTCCTCGCCTACGAGATTGAGGGAGAGAAGTAATGCACTTTGAGATCGAGTATGAGGACATCGAGTACGATACCCGCTGTGTCATCTGCGGCAGGGACATCTCGGACCACGACGAGAACGAACGAGAAGACTGTGCGGAGGCGTTCAGCACCGCCCAAGAGGAGGAGGAGATGCGTGTCAACCCTTACTAACACCAGAGAGCAGTTTCCGATCGGAAGTGAATGGGATTGGGGCTTTGTGGGTAAATGCCGGGTGCTGGGGTATGAAAGTGAAGACCACGACTCATGGCTGATGGTTGCCGTTGGCGAGGACCTAGTTTGCCCCGCAGATCCCGCCCAACTTCGCCCCATCCCCGAGCCAACCATCACCATTCCCCGCAAGGTGGCAGAGGCATACATGGAGAAGGTGCGTGTCACCTGGCAGCCTGGGCCGATCCGAAATCTTGAGGAAGCCCTCGCTACAGCCCTAAAGGAGCAGTCGTGACCGACATCGTCACCGAAGCCATCCGAGCACGAGCAGAGGCGGCAACGCCGGGGCCGTGGGAGTTCACCGATACCTTCGGCGTGATGCACAAGTACGCAGACGGCGAACCGTTCCGTGGGCCGTCTTTGGTAGTGCGTGACGAGCACCTTTACCACCTCAACGGCGAGTTCATCGCCAACGCCCGCCAGGACATCCCCGACCTGCTGGCCCGAGTCGCTGAACTGGAAGCCGCCCTCGCCGCCGCCAATGCGGTGACGGACGCCGCCCGGCGAGTTGTGGCGATCTGGATGGACAACAACCCTGACTCGCCCTCGTCGCTCTGGCAGTCAGGCCAGGACGAGTGGAACGACTCCCACGACGATCTGGTGAACGCCGTCGCCCTCCTGCCCACCACCGAGGCGAAGGGGGAGGGGAATGGTTGAGCAGACGGAGTGCTGGTTCTGTGACCGTTGGAGGACTGGAGGCGTCCTGTCGCCGCTGCTTCGCGTCTTTGTCAACCGATGCCCGTACTGCAACCGACTTGCAGACCCTCGCCCCCAATCCACTGCCATTGGTGTGACGCTGAGTTCGGCGAGGATGGAGTCGTGACGTTCCCCACCACCGAGGCGAAAGGGGAGGGAAATGGCTGAGCAGACGGAGATGGTCGCCTTACATCTCCTGCGCCTGGTGCATGTCGTCATCCTGTAGGGGTTGACAACTCGGTTCATTTCTCGTACACTGGTCACATGACCACTCGAACCGACATCCACCGCCCGGCCACCCTCACCACCGAGGACTACGTCGAGATCGGCTTCTACGACCTGGGAACCGAGACCGAGCGGCCCATGATCCGCCTCTCCGAAGAGGTCAACTATGACTCGACCCTCTGGGGAGGCCAGTACGGCGAAGACCTCACCCGATGTGACCACTGCGGCCAGCACGGGCTTCGCTACGGGGCCGAGATGCTGCACCGCCCCACGGGGACCCACATCCACGTTGGCGAGACCTGCCTCGGCAACCGGTTCGGTCGGGCGACGGCTGAGTTCCAGAGCATGCGGAAGGCTGCTCAACTCGACCGGGAGCGCCAGCGCATCCTGACCGAGTGGAACGAGTACCGCTCGACCCACGAGGCCGATTGGGAAGCGCTCGACGCCAGCGCCAACCTCTTCATCCAAGACGTGCTCCGCAAGGGTCGCCAGTACGGGAACCTCTCGGACCGCCAGTTCGAGGCCATCTGCAAGGCACTCGCCAAGGACGCCGAGAAGGGCGAGGCTCCAGTCGAGCCCACTATCCCCGTCATCGAGGGCAAGGTCCAAGTTGAGGGTGAGGTGCTGACCGTCAAGTGGCAGCCCAGCCCGTTCGGCTACAACGCCGGGGGATTCAAGATGCTCGTCAAGGTCATGACCGAGCAGGGTTCCTACAAAGTGTGGGGCACCGTTCCTTCCTCCCTTGACGTTGAGAAGGGTCAGGTGGTGCGGTTCACCGCAACGGTGCAGCGCAGCGACGACGACGAGACGTTCGGTTTCTTCAAGCGGCCGACCAAGGCCGAGATTGTGGAGGTGGCAGCATGAACGAATACACGGACACCTACGAGATCATCGAGGTCAAGACTTCGACGTGGGACCCCGACACTTCCACCGAGGAGGTGTACGACACGGAGATGGGGATCTGCAACACCTGTGGTGCAGTGGTGAAGGACAAGGTGCGCCACAACGAGTGGCACCATAAGCACGACCCCGAGCACTACTGCCTCCCGCCGGCCACCGTCGAGGTGCCTCGGGACGCAGCACCCGACGTTACGACGTGCGCCTCATTCACAATGAAAGAGAGAATCATGGACTGCAACATTTGTGCCGCACCGCTTACAAAAAAGCGCACGACCGACTACAGCGTGGTTTGGTGCGGAGAACAGAAGGACGGTTACACCTGCACCCGCAGTCAAGGCCACAGCGGGAGTCACATCGCTCGCGTTGGCCGCTTGGGATTCATTGGGGAGCACGCGCCGGGACGCAACTGCGGTGCCGCCATTCACCAGATTTGGGAATAGCGGTTGATCCCACCGGCCTTGGTCGGTACAATCAACTCAGTGAAGCCGGTAGGGGCCGGCAAGGGAGGCAACAATGAAGACCGATCACCGCAACGGGTACGAACGGATCGCCGAGACGATCATCGCCGCGCTGGATCAGGGGACTGCGCCGTGGCGCAAGCCTTGGATCGCCACCGGCTACGTCGCTCAGTCCCTCTCCACCAAAAAGCCTTACCGGGGCATCAATCAGTTGATGCTGTCGCTCACCGCCGAGGTGTGCAACTACGAGTCCCCGTGGTGGGGCACCTACAAGCAGATCACCACTCTTGGTGGACAGGTCCGCAAGGGTGAGAAGGGCACGTATGCGGTCTACTTCTCCATCATCGAGAAGGAGCAGGAGGACGGCACTATCAAGAAGATCCCGCTGCTGCGGGGCTTCACGCTCTTCAACAGCGGTCAGGCCGATTGGGAGGAGGGCAAGGCTCCGACGTGGGAGACGCCCGCCCAACGCACCGACTTTGAGGTGGACGCGGGTGCAGCCACCTTGATCAATCGCTACTTGGAAGACGGTGGACCGACCCTCACCTACGGAGGCGACCGGGCCTACTACAACATCGCCACCGACGAGGTGCGCCTCCCGCACTTTACCTCCTTCACCGGGAGCGGCGAGTTCTACTCGACCGTCTTCCACGAACTCGGCCACTCGACCGGCGCGGAGAAGCGACTCAACCGAAAGACGTTGAGCGAGGCCGGGCGGTTCGGAGATGCCAACTACTCCCGAGAGGAGTTGGTCGCCGAGTTCACCGCCGCCTTCCTCTGCGGGCACGTTGGGGTACTCCCGACTACGCTCGACAACTCCGCTGCCTACATCGCCGGGTGGCGTAAGTCCATCGCCGACGACCCCAAGATCGTGGTGTGGGCTGCAGGGCAGGCACAGAAGGCTGCCGACCTGATCCTGGGGATCAATGAGGAAGAGGAGGTGGAGGAGTGAGCGACCTAGCCTCCCTGCCTGACCGGCGCTTGATCGAGCGCACCGCCGATGCCATCTCGAAGATGACGATCCTGTCCGACTTCCGTGGTGACCACTCGGAAGAGCAGGCATGCCTCAACGCTTTGGCGCAAGAATGCAACCTCCGCACCCCGAACTGGCGGCTCTACATGCAGGCGTGGAATCTGGCGATGCGAGGGTTTGCCAGGCCCGACCCTTTGCCGGATGATGATCGAAGTTCAGAGGTCCGACAGCAGCACCGAACACAAGGGAGACAGCAATGACCAAACTCGATGACTACCAGCAGTCGTACATCGACGGGTTGCGGGAACTCACTGATCATCTTGAACAGCACCCCGACCTCATCGAAGGTTGCGGGTTGACTGTGTACAACTTTGGACCAGACGACCCGACGCAGTTCGCCGCATTGGCGTTGCAACTTGGTCCTAGTGCCAAGTCTTCTGATGACACTTGGTACAACGTCTCTAGGAAGTTTGGTCCGCATCGCTTCCAACTCTTCACTCGACGGGACAACATCTGCCAGCGGGTAGTGGTGGGGTCAGAAGAGATTCAGGTCGAAGAACCAGACCCGAAAGCAGTCGCCGCACTTCCCAAAATCAAGCGGACCGTTGTCACTGAGAAAGTCGAATGGATCTGCCCGCCCAGCCTGCATGAGTTAGCCAAGGGCGCAGAAGAGGGGGAGAACCCCAATGTCTGACACCACCAAGCCCGACACGTTCACCGCTGGCGGCATTACGTTCACGAAAGGCGAGCAGCGCAGGGTTGGTGCGTTCACCGTCACCGTCTTGGGACCGTCTGTCAGGAACTACGCAGATGTTGCTTACCAGTACCATGACGGAGGCATCGCAATCAACGACGCCAACAATCTCAAGCCCGTCACCAAGCCCGTCACCATGGAGATGACGCCGGGACAGATCAAGGAGTTGCGTCGTCGCTACGATGCGGCGGAGGTGTACCGGTCGCACAGTCGCGCAAGCAGTGGCACGACCGCGCAAGAACTTGAGGCCCTCGCCATCTTGGTCGAGGCACTTGAGGCGGCAGAGTGAACGCTCACGAGGCAATGCTCAGGGACCACGTCTTCACCGTCACGGTTGACCGGTGGGGAGCGTCGCTGACGGTTGAGTGCAAGGCGAAGGAGGGAGCCGGCTGCCGTCTCGACTGTCCCGAGGAGTGTGAGGAGTTCGAGGTCGGGAACCACGAACACGAACTGATCGACGCCGGCCGGTGCTTGATTGGTGACTGGATCGACAACGACGACACCAATGCGCTCGCCGAGGAGGTGGTGCTCTACCGCGGCCCGGCAACGAACTTGGAGTGGAGCGACGGCTGGCGCGTATGGCTAAAGCCGGTCGATCAGGTCACCAACGACATGGTAGATCGGGCACTCCCTGTCATCTGTGGCGACCTCTTCGGCGACCCCGATTTCACGGAGGATGCTTACCGGGAGGCGCAACAGGTGGTCCGCCAGGCTCTTGCCGCTGCGCTTGCGATGCCTAGTGAAGAGGAGGCGTGATGGACGAGGTAGCCATCTTGGCACGGGTAGAACAGGCGAAGGGGTGGAAACTGCCACCGTTCTTGCCGGGGCTGCGGCAAGACGTAGTGGACTTGCTGGCGCAGGTTGCTGAACTGCAAGCCGAGATCAGCCGCTTGCGGGACTGCATTGGCAACGGCGACCTCAACTACTCATGCTGCTACGAGAAGGACGATCTACTCAGTGCCCTTGGGAAAGCCAACGCGGCGACAGACGAGGCGAAGGCAGCCATCGATGACCTGATCGACGACCTCAACGGTGGACGGTCCAGCGCACAGATCACGAACACACTGGAAGTTGAGTCACGGGTGGGAGAGTCGTGGGCCGACACGCTGCTACGCATCAGGGCAACGCCAGAGGAGGCATCATGAGAGAGTCGTGTACAGCAGACATGGAACGCTGCAAGCGTGCAGAAGCAGACTCCATCATCAGAGAAGAGCGGGGGGAGTTCACCCGCGCTATTCAGATAAACCCCGGTTACGATCATCGCAACTTCTCACAAGACCGCGGTGACTGCAGACACGGTCAACACGGGATGGACATGCGCTTTGCACTCATTGGCGAGAAGGGGGCGGTCGTCTTCGCCATGTTCTTGAGCGATCTCATACCGGGCCAAGTTGGTGCAATCGGCAACGTCGACGGTAAGCGCGGGATCATGGCTGCTGACCTTGGCTACCACTGGACGACCAAGAAGCACGAGTACGTCTACTCGTCCAAGGGATGCCCGTGGGTCGAAGGGGAGTGCCACTACGACGGCTCTGGGCTTGCTGCTACACAGGCACTCGAAGTGCTCACTGCAGACGGCCTGCCTGGGCTGTGGGCACTCCTTGAGGAGCGCTACGTGGGATGGGACGAGTACCGGGAGGAGGAGTGATGGGAGAGCAGGAGTACGCAATCACAATCTTCGTCACTTGGGATGAGATGCACGATCTTGCCGAGGGGTTCAAGATCCGCAAACTCAAGCGACGGCTACGGGCTGCAGCGGGGGCAAGGCGCAAGTGGGACCAGCCTTGTCCGTGCGGGATGCAGGAGTACGGCTGTGGGCCGTGCTTCGATGCTGGCAAGAGCAACGCTGTAGTCGATGATCTCACCCGCCAGTCTGTCGCTACGTTCGTGAAGAACCAGCGCTAGACTCCACAAGTGTCGTGCCACCCCTAATGGCACGGCAGCACCGGCGAGCCGGTCACGGGTTCTCCCTTCCCGTGGCCGGCTTCGCCGCGTCAGGGGAGAGCGAGCACCGAGTTCCAACCCGAGGGGATCCCCTCGACGGAGGAGAACTGATCGAAGCACGACACGTCGAGCGGTCGCTGCCACCAAGGCTGGTGCATCGACACGAACAGCGGGACGTGGTGCTCGATGCAGAACTCCGTGAGCGACGGGAGCACGATGGACTCCGCACCCTCGATGTCCATCTTGATCAGCCCGATACGATCAGGGAACACGCCGGCCTGCTCACACAACGTCGTGATCGACATGCACGACACCGGGTCACCTTCTAGTGCCACGCGGGTCATCGACGACCCCCATCCCTCTTCTGGATCAGGGACCAAGTTGATCTCCCCGTCGTAGTCTGCAATAGCCACTCGGAGTGTCTGCACCGCAGGAGTATTGGCAATCACGTTTGCTCGCAGATACGAGTAGGCCAACCGGTCAGGCTCAACAGCCAAGACCCGTCCATAGTTGCGGGAAGCCCACATCGCCGTAGGGCCGATCCACGCACCAAGGTCGATGAACGTCTTGTGCGGGTCAGCGAAGCGGTCAATCACCTCAAGGGTGTAGGGCTCCCACGCACTCTTCTCCCAATCGCCCCAGAAGTCGTAGCCCAACTTCGACGATGGTGCAGCAACCTCCCAAGTGACCTCGTTGCGGGTGACGAGTCGTGCCCGGTTCATCGGTCACCCCAACAGGCGTTCATGCGGGCCACGTTGTCATGGGTGCGGCTCCACCGCTCGGGGCCGGTGGCGCTCTCGTGGTGGACGACCACGGACTCAGCGACGTAGGCGATCTTGTGCCCCGCCTCTTTCACCCGAAGGCACAGATCCACGTCTTCGTACCCATTCCAGTACTGCTCATCGAACCCACCGAGTTCGGAGAACACCGCGGTGCGGACGGCTAGGCAAGCCCCGGTCACTCCGTCTTCATCAGAGTTCGACGGGTGCTCGTCTCGACGGTTCTCGCCACCGGCGTTACCTCCCCCGTGCCAGGTGCGAATCCCGGCGCACTGCAGGCGTCCGTCTGGGTAGATGAGTCGTGGGCCGGCGACGGCAACCTGCGGGTCCTCAAACGCTAGGAGCAACGGCACAATCCAACCGGGCTGTGGCTCGGTGTCCACGTTCAACATGACCACGATGTTGCCCCGTGCGGCCAGTGCCCCCATGTTCGAGCCACGGGCGAAGCCTTGGTTCTCTTCATTACGGAGCACGGTGACGTGTGGATCGTCCACCTCATAGCCGGTCCCGTTGTCGACCAAGATGAGTTCGTAGTCCCCGTCAGTGTTCGCCTCAACTGCGGCGAGCATGGACCTTAGGAAGTGCTCTGGCCCGTAGACAGGTACGACGATGCTGACGGCAAGTGACTTGGGATTGGATCGCAGATCGTCCCGCCCGCCCACAGTGCTTCCCATTCTGCCTCCATCTGCTCATCGGTCATTGCTTCGCGGTGTGTGTGATGCCATCCCACTCCACTCGCACGCTCAGCCGGCCCAATCGTTGCGGCTGATGCACGAGTTTTCTGGATGAAATGTTCACGGGAGAAGTACTGGATCTCTCGCAAGGCAAGCACGTCGTTGCGCCCGCCTTGTATGGAGACTTCGTGATTTCCAACGGTGATCTGAGCACCAGCCAAAAGGCGAAACGCCACCTTGGGAAGCGGCTTTGCAGGTGCAGTGCGAGTATTCCAATCACGGTGCAAGTACATCGGGGCGTAGAGTTTGTCGGTGCCACAATCGGCGATTACGTCAGCGATGATCCGACCGTCCTGTGCGTACCAGAACTCGTCTACGTCACTCGGGACAATCCATTCATAGCCCTCGTCTCGGGCACGGTCAATCATCAGTTGAACCCAATGAACTTGGCGGTAGAACTCGTCGGAGTTCTCAAGCACAGTCACGCGCCCGGTCTCTTCAGCCAACCGGTCAAGGACTTGGCGAGTGCCGTCCGTACTGCAGTGGTCGGCAACGTAGAGGTGGTCAATACCTTCTGCCAACATATGCCGGAGTGAGACTTCAACCAATCCAATCTCATTACGACAGGTGTAGCAGGCGGCGATCATCCCTTCCACACCCCGATGACGGTCACCCCATCAGGGACGAACGATTGCGGAGGCACGATTGCCCCCGCCCCAATGGTCACGTCATGTCCAATCGCCGAGCGGTCGCACACGGTTGCGCCGGCTCCGATCAGACACCGCCTGCCAATGTTCACATCGCCGCAGATTGTTGCACCGGGACTGATCGTTGAGAACTCGCCAACCGTGCAACGGGTCATCTGAGCGCCGTAGTTTACGTGGACGTGAACCCCGAGGTACACGCTGCAGAGGAGGACGGCGGCAGGGGCGATGACGCAACCTCGCGCTGCGAACACGTCCGTTCCAATGACTGCGGCAGGATCAAGCACGGGTAGGGCTGGTCCGTGCTCAATCCGCTGTGCCATAGCGTAACGAACAGCGGGGTAGTTGGAGCCAAAGATGACCGAGTCGAAGAGTTGGGCATCGGGGAGTGCGTGTCCTTTCGTCGGGTCCTCATCGCAGACGATCAGCACCTCAGGGGTCTTGGTGCGCTTCCAGATCGCCTCAATGTCTTTGCCATGAGATCCATAGCCAACCAAGACGGTGGTCACAGTTGCCAACCCGGCGCTCGAAGGTTCCCGGTGTGAGTGACGACCGGAGGATCATCCAAAGCCCCCAAGTACCCGAAGGACCAGCCCTGCGCCACGAGTGTGTCAGTAACTTCTCGCTCCAACATGACCGGGGCGATATCGAGTGCTTGGCACATTGCTTCTCTGCGGATCAAGCACGGGTTGAAGGTGAAGAGCCTCTGCTGACTGATAAACCCGTCTGCCTGCCGGTACTGATCGGGGGCCATGTTCATAAACCCGCCGGCAGAGATCTCTTCAGGGGACCACGCCGCACGCTTCAGGGCCAACTGTGCGAGGTCCGGGTTCTCTTCCATGATCTCAATCATGTGCGCCACGTCAATATCGGAGGTGTAGAGCATGTCGTCCTCGGCATGCCACAGGTAATCCCAACCCAAAGCAACAGCGTGAGTCCACACGTTCTTCACCATCCCCCCAAGTCCCCTACGCGGGTAGTGATGGATCTTCATGTAGTCAGGGAACGTTTGCGTCAACCAACGCCCGTACTCAAGATCTGCAGCGTCGTTGAACAAGTAGCGCTTGTACCAATCGTATTTTAGGTGAGCCTCTGCAGAGCGCAGAGTGTCGACAAGGTTCGAGCCTCGTCCATCGGTGATACCAACGAACCCAACCCTCATAGCGTGATCCCCCAGAAGTACAAGTCATGAACCTCATCGTTCGTCGAGAACTCATAGGAGCGGAACGCCGAGAGGTCGGTAGCCTCAACAAAATCAGCCTCAGTGAGGTTGCGGTAGTAATCCCATCCTTGCGCCACCGTCAAGGGTGAAGTCTCTGGTTCACTTCGAGTCGTGCCGTGTTCTTTACGACCCTCGGTAGCGCAGGTGAAAAACACAAGGCCACCCCTACGGGTCATGCGAACCATGTTCGTAAACGTCTCGGCCCAGAACGGGTTGTGTTCAAAGCACTCCGCGCTCACCGTCACGTCGAAGGTCTGATCAGGGAACGCGAGGTCTTGGCCTTGACAGACAACATCCACGCACGGGCCGTCCGCCACGTCAACCCCCACGTACTTCACGGGATCGCAGAAGAAGTCTCGCACGGTGCCGTTGATGTTCAGCGAACCTACTTCCAAGATGTGACCGCCCACAAAGAACTGCGGGAACTGCTCAGTGAGCGAAGCAATGAACTCACGTTGCTGTTGATGCGCCATAACTAACCCCCCGTCACTTGCTGAGCGTAGTGCTCTAGCGGAGTCCCCTCACCGAACAGCATGGCGTAGGTGTTCGGGCGAGTGCTCTTCCAGTAGACCAACCCCTCACGGATACTCTGCGCCCAATCGGACCGCACTCGAATTGAAGAGCGTTCGATACTGCCGGGAATCTCTTTCAACAAAGCAGCCGAGTCAGCAAGGTCTGGGTAGCAGTACGCATCTGCGCCGGGCATCCAACCACCAGCGATCAACCGGAGTTCATGCTCGACATGCTCCCACGCGTTATGCAAGTGCTCATCAAGCAAGCCAACGGCGTTCAAGCACTCGGCAGTGAACATGGTGAACGCACCAACGCTATGCGGGTAGAACTCCACTTTTCCTTCCACCTTGACCGGGCCACCGAGGTTTGCTGGGCCGTGGTGTGCGAAGGAGAGATGGTGAAGGCCGGCGGCTTCAGCGGCTTCAACGTAGGCAGAGAGACACGCCGGGTCAGTGATCAAGATGTCGTCTTCGATCAAGAAGAGTCGGTCCATTCCGTCTACGAGCATCCGTTGGAGCAGCGCGTTCTTCGCTGCGGCAACGCCTCGGTTCTGCTCGCCGACATAGACAGATCCATTGACCCGCTGGATGGGTTTGTACGCACGCTCATACGCGCCACGGTGCTTCGGGTCAGAGCCATCGTTCACCAAGTACACGCCGTCTACGTCGAGGCGTGCTAGGGACTTGGCGCACTTCTCGGCGTACTCGGGACGGTTGTAGGTGGTGATCCCGATGCCGATCTTCACTGCTCACCACCGATGCCAGGGACGACGGTGGCGTAGGCGTTCTCCCAATCACGCCACCTCAGTCGGATGTCATGGGCTTCAGCGACCTTGCGGTTCGCTGCACCCTCGACTCGTCGCACCTCAGGGTCGAGCAGTTCCTCAAGGTGCTCACGCCACTGACGGGGCTTCTCATTTTTTGCCACTCGACCAGCAGACTCAGCAAGCAAGAGGTCTTGCTCGTGGAAGCCGTGAGAGACGACGTAGGGCACGCCTGCAGCGCAGGATTCAAGTTGCTTGAGCCACGACTTCGCATCATTGAAGGGAACGCGCTCCAAGGGAATGAGCGAGACGTTGATTGGTGCCCAAAGCCTCGGGTAATCCGCAATGTGACAAAGTGGAGCCATCAAGACGTTGGTTTCAGTAGGGTCGATCCCGGTCTTCTGATGGAACTTCGGAACGTCCGGCACGTTGCTGTTCCCACCGTGGTACACCGGGATGCCATAGTCACGGAGAAACTGCGGGAGCCACGGCTTCAGGATCTCTAGGTCGTAGGCACGCCACTGGATACCCCCAACCCAACCGATCATGCCATTGCTCGTCGGATCATTCTGCGGCCAGTTTTGGATGTCGATGGAGTTGCGGACAACAATGGCGGGCACGCCGAAAGACTCGGCCCGACGACGCAGAGCATCGGTCGAGACCGTTACGAGGTCGCACTCACTAAGCATGGCTTTGTAGTGCTCACGATTGAAATCAGGATTGTTCTTGGGATCAGTGGTGTGATAGGCAAGGTTCGTCTTACCGAGTGACCAGAAGTCGTCATCGAGGTCAGCAATGACGATCTGACCAGCGGCCCTTGCTCGACGCATTTGCTCTGCAGCGTCTTTGTGCATCCATCTCTGCGTCCAAAAGATGTCCGGGTCATGCCACTCCCCGTCAACACCAAACGCTCTCAGATGCCCATCAGGGGCCTGCTCAAGCCGCCACGACAAGACCGTTTCGTAGCCCTGCTGGGCTAGTGCAGCAGCGGGGAGCGCACCTCGGTAGTAGAAGGTGCCCCCGTAGGACATTTGGATCTTGCCGGGAACGTCGGTCGGGGATTGCTGCCAGTCGGTCGTAAAGTAGGCGATCTTCATGAGCCCTCTTTCTTACGTGGGCGAGTAGAAACGTAGCGGGTCGGTACGGGGCTGTCAAGTGTTTGCGGCGGCTCCGAGCAAATCGCCCTTGACTTTCACGGCCAGGGGAGCATACTAAGGGCATGAACATAACCAGCGAACAGATCGAGAAGGCAGCAGCGTCCGCCGACTTCGGGACCGCCATACAACCTGAAGAGAGCAAGACATGAAGCACACGGTAACGCTTCGGCGTGACAACGACAGGGTAGGCAGCCACTACGGGCAGCACTACTACACCGAAGAGAGCGACGGCCAGCGCGTGAAGATCGAGTACGCCGAGCCCCCGATCCGCAACCGGGGCGAGGCGATCCGGTGGGGCATGGCGACCGCCAAGATCTACGGGGCCGAGTTCGTGGACGGCACCCCGCCCGCCAGTTCTTACGGGTGGAGCGCCGACTAGCACCAGCCACCCTGGTCTACGCGCTGGGGTTCGCTACGGCTCCAAGCATGTGGGTGTGGATGGCCGCAATGCGGGTCGTCACCTCTGCGGCCTCCTTGGGGTCAATGCGGACCACCAGTTCGTTATCTTGGGTGTGCTCGCCACCGGTCGACCAGTTCGTAGAGCCATGGATCACGATGGACGCATCGATCACGACGGTCTTCAGGTGCATGATCGCACCTTTCTCTGAGCGTCCGATTGCCACGGAGGTGGCGGAGAAGTTCTGCTCCGCCAGCAGCGCCTTCTCGTGCACCCCGGAAGCCTGAGAGGAATCAAGGGTCAACTGGACGTAGACCGTGGGGTCGCTCATCTTGGCCTTCATGATGCCGGCCAGTTCGTCATCGTCGAACCCGTACATCGCCAGCACGATTGAACGGGTAGCGGAGTTCAGCAACGCACACAGCGCACCGTGAACGTCATCGACCGGTGAGTACAGCAGCCGGTACTTCGGATCATCGTCAGGTCCCGCTCCGCCTTGGCGGAACTCATCAAGACCGGAGAGGTCAGTAAACGGATGTGGCATCTTGCTCCTGTTCGTCCAAAATGTTCGTGGTGATGCCATCGGGAGTGCGGACGGAGAGGAATTGATCTGGGCTGACCTTCCTCGGTTGATCATCAATCCCTAAGCGCGCAGAAACGACAACGACGTTGCCATCGGGCGCATACCCAATGACAACGTCGATGTTGCAGGTCTGCACGACTCGGTCGCCAGCCTTGAACCTCATGATGACCCCTTACGTGGAGTGGTCCGACAAAGACAACTCGTTCAGCCGATCCAAGATGACCTTGAGTCCGCCCTCGGTGTGGATGTCGAGTGCGCTCAAGATTGCTTCGGTGTCTTCAAAGGTCTTCGCTGCACGGGCGTCGGAGGCTTCACTTTGGAGGTTCTGTCCCACCATCAGGGCGGGGAGCAGGACCAACTGCAGGAAGTTTGAGGAGACCCATGCAACGAGGGACACCATGGAAGCGTCGATCAGCCAGTGCGGGAAAACGTAACGCAGGTGAGGGACCACGAGACTTAGCACTGCCGGCAGGCTGCAGAGCGAGATCATGCAGAAGACCCAGAAGCACGTCATGGTCCCGACGTACTTGGTCAGTGCTAAGGCGATCCGCTTATTGAAGCGGGCGTAGGCACTCGCGTCAGAGAGGTGGTCCACCATTGCAGCGTGGACCGGCTTGCCGGCTTGGGTGAAGCCGTAGGTCGGGACGACTTCGCCTTGGGCATTGACCACGGTTACCGCTCCACAAGCATCAGGTCTTGACGGTTGCACTTGGGGCAGGACTTGATCGCTGCCTCCCAGCCACACTCACAGACGTAGAACCGACCCATGCGAGGCATCCCGCCAGCCTTGACGTAGCCACCGGCCTCAAGTGCTCGAATGTCTCGGGGATCTTCAACATGGATGAAGCCCTTGCGGTCTGCGTCGTAGGACCGACCAGTTGCGCCGGAGGTCACTCCCTTGCAGTTCTGAGAACTAAAGAACATCTTCGCCATGTTGTTTTCTCCTAGGCGTTGATCTCTGGACCGGTCACGTCCACCGTGTAGGTAGGAGTGCCAGCAGAGATGAGTTGAACAGTGCTGCCAAATTGTCCAGCGTGACGCACGACGACCGAGTTACCGGCGACTGACGCAGCGCAGAAACAGTTCGTCCCACCAACGGTGGGGACCGGGTTCGACCCGCCAGGGTGAGACACGGTAAACCAAATTGGCGAGATGCCATCCACGTTGGTAACTCGAACGCCAAAACCGGGGTCGGTCAGGTAGGCGAGGTCAGCGGTGTTCGCCGTGAGTTTATTTGTGACAGAGCGAGTGCCTGCAGGCATGTAAGACCTCTCAGATCGGAAGGGACGGAAGGAGCGCAGAGCGCCCCAAGAGTTCCCGCTGCCGGAATCGAACCGGCACGAAGAACCATCGCGGGAGCCTTGGTACTGCTAGCGACTACGAGTCGCTGTAGGACGGAGGCAGGGTGCCGATACCGGTGCCCTGGATGCCCTGGATGATGCCGTTCCAACCCGGAGCGTAGTGGCAGAACGTCCCGATCTCGAAGGTCGAGGCGTCGTAGGTGAACTGCGTCACCGGCCACTGTACCGCCACGTAGTCCTGAGGCATGACCATGACCGAGGTCTCGGCCACGTTGCTGTCAGGAATCGGGAGGGTCTTCTGGCGAACCAGAGCGTTGCCCTGCGGGAACCACGGGTGGACCGTCAGCGGGATCTCCGAACCAGTCACCTCGTTCAAGAGGGACTGGACCACCGTGCCGGCGCGAACGCCGCCCATGCCCGACTCGTTCGGGATGAACACACGGTAGGCAGAGTTCGACGCGTTGTTGACGATGGCGTTGGACAACTGGAGACGGTCGAAACCGTTCAGCCAGATCTCCTCGGGGTCAGCCTTGACCGCCTCGTACAGCGCACCGAACGCCGTCTGGAACTCCGTACCGGGGTTGGTGGTCGAGAACGCAGCGTTCAGTCGAGCCACGTAACCACCCGAAGCCGCCGTGTTGGTCAGCAGACCGTCGTAGTTGGTCGCAACCGCAGACTGGTCAGACTGCGACGCAGTAGCGACGGGACCGGTCGACGGCTGACTGGTGACGTACCCCACGTTGTAGCCGGTGCGGCCAGCGTAGTAGTACGGCCCAGCCAGGACCGAGGCGACGTACAGGTTGTACCCGAGAGCGCCAGCAACGTCCACGCCGACCGTGACCTGGATGGCCTGGCCGGCGGTCACCGCAACCGAAGCCGCAGCGGTGGTCGGACCCTGGTGCATCTGAGTACCGGTGGTGCCGAGCAGGTCACCAGCGTCCGCAGCCACGATGACCCACGGGGAACCCGAGGTCAGCGTCGACTTCGCACCGGGAGCCACGGAAGCGTTCACCGCAGAGAGGGTGACGCTGGCGGGGGTGCCCAGAGCGCCGGCATAGCCGTTGCCCGTGGTCCCACGCCCGTAGATCATCAGGCGCTCGTCGAGCAGCATGGTCGCGTACAGCAGCGCAGTGTTCGAGAGCGAACGAACGTCCTCGAAGCCCTGGCCCTGGTACTCGGCCTGCCACGACACGGAGTCACTGAGCGACGTGGTGACGTAGTTCAACGTCACGTCGTAACCCGCGTACGAGATGTACGGGCCACGCACGTACGAAAGCCCACCGGGGCCAGCGTTCGTGGTCGACTCAGTGATGCCCGGCTGGATGGTGGTCTGCCCACCAGTGCCGGTGCCAGTGAAGCCACTAATCACCTTGAACCGGCGACTCCCACCCTGACCCTTGACGCGGGGAATCGAGTTCCGCAGCGGGGTAGGACGAGGGGTCAGCAACTTCGCCGGAGCCTCAAGGTCGAACGGAAGAAGACCGGTCGACAGCGGGTTGGTGAGGGTCCACTCCTTAGAGACCGACTCCCAAGCAGCAGAGCCGAGCGTGGACTTGGCAACCTCAAGGTCACCAAGAGCCTTCTCGACCACGCCACGCGAGGTCGGGGGAGTGACGACCGCCGGGATTGGCGCGTGCTGCATGTTCGGGTCCTTCGCCCCGAACGTGGTGGCACCCGTCAGACCAGCAACGGTCGACTTGGTCATCTCTGCGATGAACTCCTCCCGACGCTCGACCATTTCCCGAGGGCTTTGGGCGTCGTCAAAGAGGTTCTTCGCAGGCGGAACGGCGTAAGCCATGTTCAGTAGTTCCTTTCCTGCTTAGGCCGAAACCGAAACGGCACTTCGGAGGCTCTTGGCCTTCTCGATGTAGCCCTTACGGAGGTCAGCGTCGGGGGTGTTGCGTGCGAGGTCTTCGTACCGAGCGATTTCGATCTCGGTCCGGTCACGCACCTCGCTCTTGGTCACGGCGTCCTGCGGACGGGTCCGCACGATGTCACTCGGAGCGGCAATCTGCTTGATTGCCTCGACTTCCTCGCGCAGAGCCTCAACCGCTGCCTTCAGGGACTCGCCCTGCTCAACAGCCTTCGTGAGTGCATCTTCGAGTGCCTTGGACACCGGAGCCTCGTCAGCAGCCTTGGCCGCATCGGTGCTACCGGGGTCGTCGTCTTCGTGATCCGCCTCGTCTTCCAAGTCCTCGTCCTCAGCCTTGGGATCCTTGGCGTTGGAGTCAGCGTGTTCATCCTTCGCCGAAGCGACGGAAGCCTTCTCGTCATCGAGCGCCTTGCCCTTGGCCGCGTCAGAAGCCGCAATGGTAGCGGCAACGGTCTCGGCGACAATGCGCGTCAGGTCCTGCTCGTCCATGTCGAGCACATCCTTTCCTGTGGTGGTGGTCGCCTTGGTGGCGCTTTCGATGAACTTGTCGGCGGCGGAGTCGCCGTCGACTTCATCATCTTTCTTACTGGCTGGATCGTCATCGCCCAGCACATTGTTCAGGTGATCACGGACCGTTGCGAGTGCAGCGACCGTCTTCCCTGAGAGCCGACGACCGGCCTTCTCCATGTCGTCGTCACCCTTCTTGGATTCCATGTCTTCATGGAACGCAAGTTGGGCCACGACAGCAAGAGCCTGGCTGATGTAGGTCAGCGCAGCGTTGGCTGAGCCGGTGTCGTAGATGTCATTACCCATTCCCGCAGCAACTTCAGCGGACTCACGCTGTCCGAACTGACGCATCAGTTCAGCAGCGCTCATCAGTGCAGTAGCAGCAGCGGTGGCGGTTTCGGCGTCCTTGGCTTCCCACGCAGGAGAGCCGGGAGTGATGTCTTCAATGGTTGGAGTGGGGTCGGCCTTTGCAGCGATGCCGAACTTCTCCGCCGCAGCCTTGATCTTCGGCATTGCGACTTCACCATGAGGAGACTGTGACGCACGAGAAAGAGCGTTGCGAACGTGAGCGGCGTCGTGGATGGGGAAGTGCCGCAGAGAGCGGGGAGTGGTCTTGCCCTCTTCATCCTTCTTGCCGCCGGACTCAATGTGAGCGAACGCCGAGTCGGGGAGATCGTTCACGTCAGCAGCCGACATGTCGGCCTTGTCGATCTTCTCTCGACCCATCGGGTCGCCCTCGGTGATCTGACCACTAAACCCGCTACGCGCACCTAACTCCGTAGGGTTCGTGCGAGCCTGGTCAGCACCAGTGCCTCCGCAGTCGGGGCAGTCCTTCCCATCGATGGAGCCATCGGTGATCCGACCTGAGCCACTGCACGTCGGGCAGTCCTCGGCAGGGGTGGGGCCAGAGCCGCTAGGAGCAACCCCCGCCTCAACGATGCTCTTCTCGGTGTCACCAATCTTGGGCATCTTGCCAGAGCCGAGACACTTTGGGCACTTCAGATGACCGTCTCGGATCTTCCCGGATCCCTCACACTGACTGCACTCTGGGCGCTCAGTGGACTTGATCAGCAGAAGCGGAAAACCATTGGCACCTGCTCGAACTCCGTCCACCCGAGTAGGCTCGAAGTCGGTCAGTTCAGTGATGGTTACTTCATCAGCCATTGCTAACCCCTCAGGTTGGCGACCGCAGCCGCGTCGGGCATGCGTCGCTTTGCTCGTCCTTGTGGGGAGACCCCACCGATCTTCCCGCTCTTGATGAGCGGCCACGTCTGCTCGTCCCAGATGATCCCAAGAAGCCAGTCGCCGGCCTTGATCACCTGCTGTGAGCCATCTGCAGCCGCAACTGACCAGTCAGGACCGCGGTAGATGTACGACTCGCACACCTCGCCCGATCCATCCGTACCGTCAGCGTGGTAGAGACCGACGCTCGGAGACTTCCGCAGGTAGGTCCAAGCAGCCTTCTCGACTGCCTCGGAAGAAGCAAAATCACGGAAGCCGTCTTGGGCGATTGCAACGTCGGGCTTGTTGGCTGGATAGGCAACGGTGAGCGTGTACCGCTGCTCATCGCTGGACTTCACGACAAGGCCGGCAGTCAACTCATCGTCGACAGCCTTTGAAGCGGTGTCGTCATCAGTCTCTACCGTCACGGTGATCTGGAACGTCTTGTCGATGCGAGCCATTACTCTCCTTGGTCGCTGTTGTCGCTCTGGTCGGACTGGTCACTCTGGTCGGACTGATCCGTCTCGATGACCGGGAGCATGACGCAGCGACATCTTGGGTGCAGGGGAGGGAGCGGGTCGTCACCGCCCACGTCGTAGGTTTCGCCTTCTTTGTCGAGGCAGTCTTCACAAGTGCGGTCGTCCTCTTCGGACATCCACTCCCATTGACCAATCCCGTTGGCGTCGTAGGTGTCCTCAGTGGTAGCGCTCATCGCACGAGCCGTCTCGGTTTCAGCGATCAAGAGCGACCGGGCGGGGTCGTCGAGGTAGTCATTCATGTCTTGGGCGATGCTCGTCACCGAGTCACCGTTACCAAGACCGGTAGCGAGTGTTTGCTCAAGACCAGCGAGGGTCGTGTCGTCAATGCCTTGGATGGAAATCCCGGCTTGGTCGAGCATGTCTTGAAGCCCGCCATACTGCGTTAGGTCTTGGGCTTGTGCCCAACCCGGCTCCCAATTCGACCAATCAACATCTGGAAGACCTTCAGCCATTTGTGCAGCCGGGCCAATCGCTTCTGCAGCAAGCATTGACCCCGACACGGCTGTGTCTCCAATCATAGAAGCGAGCAAAGTAGACACCTGCTCAGTACTTAGGCTCATATGATCCGCAATGGCTTGCTTGGCAATAGCCGAGAGTGCGGCGTTTGCGGGAGTGGCCTTGGCGAGTTCCTTCTCCACTGATGCACGAGCCTTCGCACCAGCCACCGCAGCGGTGATCCCGGTAGCGGACTTCGACATGGCTTTGCGAATGAGCGGGGCGTAGTGATTCACGATGCTGTCGTGCAATGCGTGAACTGGATGATCGGCCCACTTCACCGCACGAGGCTTGGCTTTGAACAGCGACTTCACGATGTACGGAGAATCCTCGGGATCTCCAACTACTGCGTGCAGGTCAAAAGAATCAGGACCGTCCATTGGAGTGTCGGGGTCGTAGTCAGGGTCGAGCCAACTGTCTCCATAAAAGCGCATACTGTCCATATCGGGATGGAGTTGGGCCATGACGGTACTTGCCACGCCGGCCATCGACGCAGGGTCAGTGGGGTCGACCTCAAGGTTTGGGATGGGAGGCACAGTGCCAACCCCCGCCACCATCTCGCCAGAGTCGATGTAGTCATTCATCGCCTTGAGCAACTTGGCATCAGTGCAGACGAGTTCCCCGTCAAAGGTGAACCCTACGCCAATCGTTTCGTCACCCTTCGAGGCGGTCATCTGCCACAGGAGAGATTGATCCATCAGCCTTGTGATCCTTTCCCAACGAGCAAGAGCACGCCGGTCATCATGTGTTGGAAGTCAGGGTCACCTTTCAGCGTGTTCGACCATGAACTCGCCGTCGAGACCGGGGTTTCCTTCATGCCTTGCAGACCAGTGGTGACAACCTCAGTGAAGTTCCCACCGTAGTCGCGGCGCCCGGTGTATGCACGGGTGAAGTTGTCGGGGTCACCCTTGCCACTACCCGCCCCCAAGGACTTCATGAGACCATTCGGACAACGGTCATTCAAGAAGGCGTTTTCCACGGTGGACAAACCGGGAATGGTGTTCTGCATGCGGTGACCGAACTCGTGCAGGGTGATGGACTGCGTCTCTCGAAGTGAACTCGGGCCAACACCCTTGACCACCAACTTGTCCCCATGCTCTTGGTAGTACCCCCCACCACCCTTGCTACGGAACTCAATGTTCGGACTGCTCTTTGTGGAGTTGGTGCGGTTGATCCAATCTGAGGGGAGGTGTGCGGTCACGTCACCCATGACCGCAGCCTTGAACGCAGCAGCGTCCGCCTTGCCCTGAGCAGTCTTGCCGAAGCCTTGAACCGAGAAGGACCCGGTCTGCAGTTCCCCACCAAGGGGACGCATCGCACCAATGGTGCCCCATAGAGCGTCGTGGTACGCGACCTGGGCGGCCTGGTTGTACTCGTTCACCGCAGTCTTGGCTCCATCGAGTGCGGTCCGAGTGCTCACGCACGCATCGCGGTGGGTGGCGCTGTCGTTCACGAACGACGTAGCAACGTCATGGGAGATCCCGTTCGCCACCAACGTCGAGATGGCCTGCTCGTTCGAGGGGAGTTCGCTCGGGCTTGGGCCTCGGTATCTACCAATGACGCTGTTCCACTGTCCGGTGGTCTCGTTCATCAGTGCAGCGTTCGTCGTCACGTCCAACTTGTCGCCCTGCAAGAGCCCAACCCCAGCGAGTGCGGCCTTGGTCTCGGGGCTCATGTCACTCACGTTGATGCGAGTCGACGGGTACTCCCCGATGGAGAAGCCCTGCTCAGTCATGGAGATGCGGTCGTTGCTCTGGAAGGACGGAGTGGCCAAGGACAAGCCCATGCTCGTGGAGTTCTGTAGACCGAACTGGAACGGCCGGCCAGCGTTCTCGACCGTGACCCGAGCAGCGACCTCTGGTGCGACCCCGCCTTCGATTAGTGCACGCTGGATGACCGGGGCGGCAGCGGCGGCGCGCTGAGTGCCAATCTCCTTCACCATCTGCGTGTAGCGCTCACCCATGTTGGCTTCCTTGGCAGCGCCGACTGCAGCCTCATATGCAGCCGTTGCTTCCTTGGTGCTCGGGGCCTCGCCAGCGGGCTTGGTGGAGTTGTACACCTGCTCGACGTGATCGGTCACTGCAGCGCCGAGGGAGCGGGAGATGGCGAGCCCTTCCTTGCCGGCCTCCTTCACCTGACCACGCAGACTCTCGATCTCTGCCTTGACCGCAGCACGCTCTTCGGGCGATCCCGTGTACTGCTGCTCCTGCAGTTCGGAGATCCGAGTCTTCATCCCTTCAGTCTTGGACATGACGGCGTCGTAGCGGGCCTGGTGCTCGTCGTAGGTGCGCTGCAGTTGGTCGGGAATCTTCGATCCTTCGACCTTCGGCTCGGGCTTCTGCTCCGGCTCAGGCTTTGGTGCAGGCTCGGGCTTGGTCGTGCCGTCGATTGGACCCTTGGATGGATCGAGCCACGTACAACCACCAACCGTTGCCCCACCTAAGAAGCGCTTGCCGTACTGGCGACCCATAGCGTTCGCGTGGTGGTAGGACTCCGCCACGATCTTGACGCTCTGCCCGTCCTTGTAGGTGATCTGGAAGACCCGGTTGCCCTTCTCGTGCGTCGCAGAGGAGATGGCGTGCGGGGAGGTGGCGTCGAGCAAGTGTTGGTCGCTGAAGTCGGATCCCTTCGGGTACACGAACTTGTCTTCAGCGGTGCCGCCAGACCCCCATCGACCATCAGGGCCACGGGGTTCGTCAGGGTTGAACCCCTTCGCCAGGTTGTCCACGAACCGGCCCAAGATGACAAGTGCCTTGTCGAGTTCAGTCGATGGGGTAATGATCTCGATGTCGTCAGCGCCCCAAACGAACTTGTCGCTCTTCCCGCCCCGAACCCGAGCACCCTTGCGAATGATCCCACTGTCGGTCGGGTCAGCACCGAGGTAGGTCACGTTGTAGACCATGTTGCCGTTGATCGTGCTCGTGCCATCGAGACGGAACTGCGACCGGGCACTCAGGATCATCTCGGTCTCTGAGCCGGCAGCCGTAAGTGCGCGGGACTTTTCTGGCATGGAGATGGCGACAACGACTCCACTTCCGCCACCAGAGAACCCCTTCGCAGTCTCATAGCGCATCGAGGTAGAGACGAACCCGCTGTCTCGGAAGATCTCGCCGGGCTGCAGGCTCTTCACGATTTGAGCGAAGTCATCCTTACTCCCACGGAACACCGTCACCGGCTGGTCGATGGTGCTCTTGTCGATGGCGTTCTGCAGTTCCCGAGCAGTGTTCATCGTCTGGTTGTTGTCGGTGATCTTTCCACCAGAGCGCAACTTGCCATTGACAGTGTCGTACCAAGAGCCGGTGTACTTCACCACCGCAGCGCGCTCGTCGCTGGTGAAGTTCCCCTTCTCCTTGTTCTCGTAACTGCTCCCGTAACTGCTAACGATCACGCCAGAACAATGTTGGGCCTGCCACTGGTAGGCAGTGGTCTTGTCCTTGTCCACCTGAGAATGAGATTGCGAAGTTGAGGAGGTCTGCCAAGAAGCGATCTTGCCGCCCTCGATGGAGACCGGAGGCATCGAAGCAATGTGCGCGGCGTGCTCCTGCTGCTTTTTCTCACTTTCACTGACCTTGGGCGCAGGGGTGTCGCTGAAGTCGGATCCCTTGGGGTAGCCGTAGATTTGGAGACCTTGGGACGCCAAGTGCTCCTTCGTGCTGTCGCCGTTGACCGTGTGCGTCAGCGCCGGCACAGCGTCAGCGGGCGTCTTGCCCCCTAGGTACTTCTGCCCCAACACGCCGAGCATGAGGTTGGCCTCATTGGCACTCGACGCAGCGATGTACAGCGGGTGCTTGAAGTACCCAACCGTCGAGGCGTACACCTGCAGACCGTTCGCACCGTTCTTGGCAGCCTGCAAGGTCGCATCCGACATGCGGCCAGCGAGCAGGTCGTTGGTCACCTCACTTGGCTTGGTGTACTCACTGGTGCTCTGGGTACTGGTGTCGGTCGAGGTCCCCCCAGAAGCCGAGTTGCCAGCCGGCACAGCGTTGGGGTTGCCGTTGATGTTGAGCCCCTTCTGCTTCAACTGGTAGCGCAGACCCAAACTTTGCTTCGAGGCGTTGGACGGATACAGCGTCGACACCTTGCCGTTGTTGAAGTACTTCTCCGACAGCAACCCCATCATGTAGTTCGCGTCGGACTTGTTCTGCGCGGCAATGCGGATCGGGTAGTCGAAGCCTTCGATCTTCCCAGTGAAGACCTTCTGTCCACTGCCGGGTGCTTGAGCGGCGACCAGTGCCTTATTCGACATGTGCTCCATGAGCGTCTTGTCGACCGGGTTCGGTTCTTGCGCGCCCTCGGGCTTCCCACCGATTGGCTCAGTCGATGCGCCCTCGGGCTTCCCACCAGTGGGCTCAGTCGATGCGCCCTCGGGCTTCGTCGCACCCTCCTGGTAAGCATTGAACTCACTGAAAGAAGCGGTCCCGCCAATCTGCAGACCAGCGGCCTGCAACTTCTCCTGCTGTGACAGACCGTTCGGGAGTGGCTTGCCGTTAGCAGGGTCGCACCACGCACACGACGCAACCTTCGCCCCGCCCATGAACTGCTTCCCCAACTGCCGGCCCATGGCATTGGCGTGGTGGAAGGACTCAGCGACCATGCGGATCTTGGTGCCGTCTTTGTAGGTGACCTCAAAGACGCGGTCGCCCTTCTTGTGGCTCGCACCCATGATGGCCTTGTCCGAGAGACGAGAGGCCAGCAATTCAGGAGTCACGTCGCCCATCTTCGGCACCCCGCCGCCAGGCTTGCCGCTGCTCGGGGTGTTGCCCCCAGAGGTCCACTCGCCCTTGTCATTGCGAGGCTCGTCGGGGTTGTACTCCTTCGCCAAAGACTCGACGAACGCGCCAAGTGGGTCCACGCTCTTCAGCGTGGAGAACATCAAGTCGTCTTCGTAGGTGAGGGTGTCGTCGCCCCAGATGAACCGAGGCGGGTAGGGGAGGCGCAGGATCAGGCTCTTGCGGAGCGTCCCGGTGCCAGCGGGGTCAGCGCCCAAGTAGGTGAACTTCAGCACGGTCTGTCCGTTGACCGTGGCCTCTCCGTCCTTACGGAACGTCGAGCCTGCACCCAAGAGCAGTTCGCTCTCTTTGCCAGCAATCCCAATGGCGTGCGAACCAGACGGGACGTTGATCTGCAGGAGCGGGTTGCGGTCGCCGTTGGCGAACTGACGAGCGGAGTCGGCGTGGAGCGAGGTGGAGACGAACCCTTTGTCACTGAAGGTCCCACCAACGGGCATGGACTTCAGCCGGTCAACTACGGCCTTGGTGTCGATGCCTCGATACACCGTGGCGCTGCGGTCGGTCGTACTCTTGTCGATGATGCTCTGGACTTGGTGAGCGGTCCAATCCTCTGGATTCGCAGCAGAGACCTTCCCACCACGCAGGTCAGAGTTGATCGCTGCGTACTCAGGACCGAGGTACTGCTCAAGTGCGGTGTGCTGGTCGTTCGTCAGCCCACTTGAGGCGATGCTGCCGGTGACCGGGTTCTGCGTGACGGTCGTTGCGACGTGCTCACTCATCCACTGACCAGCACTACCCCCACCAGAGGAGGTCCAGTGGCCGGCCTCGTCTCGTGGCTCATCTTCGCTGTACGCCTTGCCGAAGTCTCGCCACACAATTGGAGCGCCGAAGCCGAAGGTCTTGAACACGACAGCCTTCTTTGCAGCACGCAGAGACGACACGAGGTCAGGGATCTGCTGCTGACGATCCTTCAGCGTTGCCATCCAAGGATCTGACATCGACCGCGGCACGCCCATCTTGTCCCAACGAGCCTGCACGTTGTCGAGGTTGATCTTGCCGGCGGCTTCTAGGGAATCAGCGGCTTGTGCGTTGGTCATCTTGCCGTACAGCGCACGACCTTGGTCACTTGTCCGCATCGTCTCGGGTTCTACCCATGCCTTCCCAGCGCCGAACGATGGCTTCTCACCACCAGTAGCGCGATAGGCCATTGCGCCACCGGACTCAATGCGAACAGCATGCCCACCTTTGTCGACCAAGGTATTGTCGGCCTCAAGGCCGTGCACGTCCCAATGGCTCAGTAGTGCGTCCACCCCAAAGCCCTTCGCCCCATCGGCTTGGAGTTTGGGGTCGGACTTCCACTGACCTGCGCTCTTCTGACTCAGCCCTTCGATCTTCTGACTCACCAAGTAGTGCTGGCCGTTCTCGCCTTCAACGACACCAGTGTTGGGGAACTTGATCCCGGCCTCGTGGTACACCGCACCAGCGGCGATCTCATTCATGCCATGCTGTTTGTCGATCAGAGGCTTGACCAAGTACTTCGTACCATCGTTGGCCTGCTTCCACGTCCCACCTTGACTGCCGAGTGGACCGGTGATGGTCTTCATCCCAGACAACTCGGCGTGGGAGGGAATCGAACCCCCACCAGAACCACCAGAGGTAAAGCGACCGTGCTCGTAGCGGCCTTCGTCAGAGTTGAACGCCATCGCTACCGCCAGGCGTCTCGACCGAGGAATGACATGGTCGCTTCATCCAAGACGGGAGCCATGTAGCCCTTCTTCCCTTCACTGCCGGGAGGTCCCCCGGTAGCGTCTTGGTGACGCAAGTTGCAAAAGCCCTGCGGGTCATCGATGTACTTCCCAGCAAGTGCAACGCAGGCGTCGAAGTCGCCTTCCTCGCCCCACTGGATCTGCCCATCAGCACCAGAGTTGTACCAGTCGATCAGTGCACTCGGGTCGCCTTGCTCTTTTGCAACCAAGTGCAGGTTGTACTCACGCAGCGCCTTGGCTTGGTTGACTCCGAGGACATGCCAAGGAGTTGACTGGACTTCGTCTCTAATTGCCATGTTGCCGGGCAGTGCAGAGACATCCCACCATGCAAGGGTCTCGATGTCGTCGCCGTCAGGGTCATCAGGGTTGCCAATGGGCCGGCTGTCGGCGTCGAGGTTGATCTTCACGTCTGCCTCACTTGAGACTTCCCAGACGTAGCCAACGTACTTGCCGTCTGGGCTCGTCCATGAGCCGACCAGTTCGCCATCAGGGAGACCAATGCCAGTCTCTTCCTGCCACTCACGTACAGCGGCCTGGGCAGTGCTCTCGCCGGACTCAAGACACCCACCGGGGAACTCCCAACGTCCAGCAGCGGCGTCACCTTCATCGAGTGCGCGCTGCAGCATGAGGACTCGCCCGGTATCTTCAGCACGCACCGCAATCCCAGCGGCCACTGCAGAAGTCGCCCCAACGGTGTCGACCGCGGCCTTCAACACCGCGGGGATGCCAGTACTGGCAGCGTCGTTCAGTCGACGAGCGTCAGCGGGGCCTTGGTGCTTGAAGGTGAAGTCTCGCCACTTCCCCTTAGCAGTACGAGCCTTGGCGAAGCGCATGAATTGTGCGAGTTCTTTTGCTGCCGGACTGTCGTCTTTGCTATCTCCCGCGGTATCAGGCTGTCGGGGGTCGTCTTTTGGCTCGACGTTTGACTCGGGTGATTGAGGCGGGCCTGCATTGTTCGCAGATTCCGCTGCAGGTCCCCCAACTGCTTGATCAGTGGACTGGCGTCCCCCTTCAGGGTCACTACCGTCACTTGGTCCTCCGTCTTGACCGGGTTGAGGTGGAGTAGGAGCGGCCATTGCTTGCTCCTGCTGCTTCTGCTGCGCTTCCAACTGCCCAGACAAGAACGACACGCCTTGTCCGGTGGTGATTGCCAACTGGTCGGCTTCGGCCTCGTTGATGAGTGGGAGCGCACGGTCGGCTCGCACCTCATTACGGGTACGAATCCCAGCGCCCACGTCGCTCGCATCGGCCTGGGCGCGGATCAGGCTGTCGCTGTCGTCGCTGCCAGAGGCAACCTTGATCGTCAACTCAGGTCCAACGCCCAAGAAGCGACGGGCCATGTCGTTGATGCAGTCGATCATGAAGTTCTTCAGCGCCTCGTGGGTGAAGATGTTGGCGATGTCGCCCTCTTCAGCCTGCTTCGCCGGATTGCCGAGCGAGGACTTGCCCATGACGCCAAGTTGCTGGAAGGGCACGCCGAACTTCGAGCCCATCTGCATGATCAGCCACTCATCGTAGAGCGGCTTGTAGATCTCATCGACCTGCTTCATCTGCTCAGGCTTCATGCCTGGGCGCAGCATGAACATATTCTGCCGGCGTTGGGTTTGACCAGAGAGGCGGTCGTTCATGATCTGCTCGTAGAACGCCAACTGCTCAGGGGTCCACGTCTCGGCACCTTCGACGGTCATGAACATGCGAGGCGTGACGCCGTGGGTGTACTCAGAGTGCAACCACGCTTGGCGCTGCATGTAGAGCGTGGCGATGTTCACGCACTCTTCGACTTGGCTGTAGCCGTAGACGGAGTTCGGACGCGGGCGACGGATGTAGTAGGCCAGTTGGTCCTTCATGAACCCCTTGGGCACTTTGCCATCGCCGTCCAACTCTTCAGCGGTGTACTCGCCTCTTGGGAACCCATACAGGATTTGCTGGTATGCAGGGGCAGGTGGGCGAGGGATGAAACCTTGGTTGTCGAGCAGGATCTTGATCGTCGCAGTGTCGATGGTCGAGAGCGACTGCAGTTCCCCGCCCAAGTTGTACTGCGGGTAGATCACGATCCCGTCATAGGTCAGGTGCGACCAAATGATGTCGGAGAGCCATTGGGAGAAGGTGAACCCCATACGCCGGTCGGGGTAGGCGAAGAACTCTTGGACGCGTTGGAGTTCGTCTCCATACTTGTCTCGGGCAATGGCGATGGCCTTGGCGGTGTTGGTCTCGCCAGACTCCTGCATGATCTGTTGCAGGATGTTCTGACTGAAGGTCCACTGCCAGTCCAACCCAACGAGAGCGTCTTGGACGATCTGGATGCAGCGGGTCACCACGTCCACGTCGTCAGCGATCCCCTTTAGCACTGACCACGGGACACGACGGTCCACCAACTGCAAGTTGGCCGCAACGAGGTATTGCGTGCGGCGAGGGAGTGAACGTCCCTCGGGAGTCAGGACATCGAGCGGGTCAGGGGTGAGGGGATAGCCTGGGCCGAACAGGGAGTTGAACGTGCCATCGCTACGGTCAAGAGGCTGGTACTGCCCTCCGTAGCCACCAGTCTGAGTGAACGGGCTTGAGGGGTTGGGCGTGTTGCGGGTCAAGACGGGGTAAGTAGCGCCACCGGGGGTGAACCCATTCATCTTGGAGACGATTTCGTTTCTGCGGTGTTGTTTTACTGACGGCGGAAGTGCCATGTGTAGATCCCTTCATGGATCGAGTGGCGAAGAAGCAACAAAGAAAACGAGGTGTCGTTATTTCCACCATCGCTAGTAGCGGGACCAAGAATCGAACTCGGATCTCCGGCTCATGAAGCCGGCGGCGTACCTTTGGCCCATCCCGCTTGTCTAAGACTACAAACTCGTCAGTTGACGTTTGTAGACATGGACCCCTACGCCCAAACGAACCTTACTGAGTTACACAGCGCCTCATTCGGGCAAATGATCTCCAGTAAGCGATCGAGGAGGCTTTTTGGCTCGTCAGCCACCTCGGGACCGTCCTGACCAGTGGCGCAGGTGTCTTCGGACTCATCAGCGCAGCCATTGGGATTGTAGGTGCCAGAGCAGTCAACAAAGTCCCCCATAGAGAACGCCTCGGTGGGGTCAAAGACGTACCCCTCATCTTCGGGCAATTCAATCCATGCCGCAATCGCCCTGGTCACCACGCCGCACACGGTCCACATGCTCACGTCACCTCGGTACAGGGTCACGGTGCCGGTGTGCTGGTCATGACTGATCCGGTCGATGCTCGGAATCGAGTACACGTTGTCTCTCGTCTCGATGATTGCAGTACCACGCTCAGCCATTTGATCTCCTTGTCTTGGCCGGACACTCATTACAGTAGTGCATTGCGTAGAGGTGTGTCACCAACCACTTCGCTGGAATGGTTGCCAACCTTGTTGATTGGGACCGAACTGTTTGATCGCTTCAAGAGCGGCTTGGTTGAAGTCGAGCGCCACAGGAGCCGGGGCAACAGAGGCAGACGCCTCAGCAACCGTTTGGGTAACGACAGGGAGTTCTGCGCCGCACTTGGTACAGAGCAAAGCCTCTTTAGCATTGGGCTGTCCACACTCCGCACACGGAGGAGCCAAGGACTCAAGCCAGTCCTTGCCACCAGAGCCCTTCAGGTACATCCGGTCGAGTGCTTGAGTCAAAGCGTCCACTTGGTCATCGTTGGCAGAGTTGGGGAACTGTGTTGCTTCATCGACCAACTCCTCAACATTGAACAGTGCAATAAAAGTATCAGGCAAAAACACGTTGTTACTCTGCACCACTGGCGACACTGCAGAGGCTCGGGCCAACTTCGAACCCTTGACCGTAATGGGGATGATGCCGCCAATCTCAGAGCGCAGCGAACTGATGACCGCAGGTCCGTTAGCAGTGTCTTCCACGAACTTTGCTAGGGCTTGCGGCCACTTCGCCGTCAATCGACGGAACGCCTCGACCGTTTGGGTAAAGGACCACCTACCCCTCACCTGATCCACCAAGTACGCGTACGCGCCACGACGAACCCAGACTTGGCCTACGACGAAGTCCGAGGACTTCTTGTCCTTGAAGGTCATGTCCCATGACTGAACAATCTCACTAGCGTCGTGGACGTGGTAGGTGCCGTCTGCTTCGGTCGTCCAAAGAGGTGTGGAATAGCGCATCCACCAGTCGCGATGGAACACGTCGCCCTTCTCTGGGGTAGGACGCCCTTGGTACAGCCCAGACCAGATCCGAGGTGAGGTGGCGACCTTGGTGGCTTCCCACTGAGCACGAGTACGACCACGAGCAGAGACCATAAACTCGCCAGGTTCACGACCGAGCACGTCCACTTCACCATTCTCGGGGTGGTGGTCAGCCTGTGCAGGGATGTTGATGATGTGCCACTTGTCGTAGTGCTCGACTTCGGACGCCTCATCTTCTTTCTGCTTGGCTTGGAGCCGGCCGGCCATGTCCTTCTCGTGCCACCGGGTCAGGATCAGGCACGCAGGTGCGCCAGGAGCCAAGCGAGGACGGGCGACGGCTTGATACCAGTCCCAGGCGGTTTGACTCTGCAACTCCGAATCAGCGGCGCGGTAGTCTTTCACCGGGTCATCGATCAACAGCAAGTCGACTGGTCGGGAGGTCAGTGCCCCGCCAATCCCTACTGCGTAGACGGTCCCCTCTTCACCTAACAGCCCCCATGAAGAAACTGAGCGGCTATCTCGCCTTAGCCGTAGTCCAAGGTCGATGTTGCCATCAGTGCCGTCGAAGGTTTGGATGTCGTTTCTGATCAGATACGACATACGACGAGCGACGTTGTGTTCGTAAGACACAATCGCAATGCGGAGAACTGGATGACGACGCAGCAGCCACAGCACCCCGTAGTGCGTGGAGCGCTCAGATTTTCCCTCCTGAGGAGGCATGGAGATCATCAGGCGATTGATGCCTTCAGTGGGAATCTCCACTTCAGCAGCGAGCAGTGCGTCCTCTTCACTCATCCCTTGAGCACGGAAGCGAGAGAAGGTTTTGCGCCGTGCCAACATACATTGCACGGCCCGGTCAATCTCTATGAACGCATTGTCGATCACCTGCAGTGCAGGGGTTTGGACAGTTGTGGGGTTGAGCGCCTTGGCAAGTTCGCCAGGCGTCTTGAAGTCAGACAGGCGCGACTCTCGACTCGGCGTCAATAGCGCTGACCGCACCGCTGTCAAGAGCGGCGACAAACGCTCGTCTGAACTCATCAGCCTTATCTCCGAGTCCGATTGCGTGCAGCGCAGCAATCTGCGCGTCGAGCATAACCCGAGTGTCACGCTCAATGTCGTAAACGATGACCTCATTGACGGTAGGAGCGTTCAGCCCCAGCAACTTGGCCCTTTGGGTGTGTACCTTCAGCAGTCCAGCAGCAGCCTCAAGTCGAGGTTGCTCATCTTCGAGTGCTTCTCCGTCTTCGCCATAGACGATCTTGCCACTTGGGGCGACCTTGACATGCTTGCGAGCCAAGACGGTGTGGTAGAAGCGTTCGAGGCGGTCGAGTTTGACCTTCTCGACCTCACGCATTTCCAAGACACCCTCAACCGGGACATCTCGGATCGCACGTTGCACCATCTGGTGAGCGGCTTGGCGAGTGACGCCAAGTTGGTCACCAATCTGTTGGAACGTGTAGCCCATCGACCGCATGTCAGCGGCACGCTGGTCTCTGGCAATTGCTTCTGGGGTGCGGAGGAAGTCACCTCGCCCATCATGTACGAGTGTCAAGACGCCTCTCCGTCAAAATCGGTTGGTTACAGGAGATCCGCCCGGTGCAGCGCCATGAACTCGGCCCGCACCGTTCCATCATCCTTCATGTAGCCCCTCAATGCAGACGTGGTCATCTGGGCATTTGCCTTGCGAATACCACGAAGCGACATGCACGAGTGGTGTCCGGTCACTACAACACCAACCCCCTTGGGGTTCAGTGCGTCGTTGATCGCATCAGCGATCTGATCTGTCAAGCGCTCCTGCACCTGAAGGCGACGACTGAAGGCTTCAACCACCCTCGCCAACTTCGACAGTCCAACGATGCAACCGTTGGGGATGTACCCGACCGTCGCTACTCCTGAGAACGGGAGCATGTGATGTTCACACAGAGAGTCGAAGTGGATGTTCGACAGCACGACCATCTGATCAACATCTTCATTGAACGTCACCCCAAGATCGTCAAGTGGATTGATCTTGTAGCCACCGGTCATCTCAGCGAAGGCTTTGACCACTCGCTTGGGAGTGTTCAGC